CTGGCCGGGCGGCTGAACCTCGAGCGCGGCTTTGCCGAGGATCTGGTCAAGCGCGGCGTCAGCGTCGACGAGTCCCGCCGCCTGATCCTCGACCAGGTCGCGGCGAAGTCGGACGAGACCCGGACTTTCCCGCATGTCTCCGTCCCCCTCGGCGGCCGGGACGAGCGGATCACCCGCCGCGACGCCGTGGCGAACGCGCTGCTGCACCGCTACAGCCCGACGCTCTTCCAGCTCGAGGACGCCGCCCGGCAGTATCGCGGCATGACGCTGCTGGAACTCGCTCGCGAAAGCCTCGGCAATGCCGGGGTGAACACGCGCGGCCTGTCGCGCGACGAGGTGGCGACGCGCGCGCTGCACTCGACGTCCGACTTCCCCGAGATCCTCTCGGCCGTCACCAACAAGACCCTGCGGCANGCCTACGAGGCCTATCCCCGCACCTTCATGCTGTTCTGCCGCCAGGTGCTNGCNACNGACTTCAAGGCNATGCANCGGGTNCAGCTCGGNGAGGCGCCGCAACTGCTNGAGGTCGGCGAGAGCGGCGAGTTCAAGCGCGGCACGCTCGGCGAGAGCAAGGAGAGCTANAAGGTCAAGACCTATGGCCGGGTGGTCGCGATCACCCGCCAGACGCTGATCAACGACGATCTCGACGCCTTCACCCGGATCCCGGCGATGTACGGCAACTCCATCGCGCAGCTGGAGTCGGACGTGGTCTGGGGCATCATCACCGCCAACCCGGCCATGGCCGACGGCAACGCGCTCTTCCACACCACGCACAAGAACCTCGCGGGCACCGGCGCGGCGCTGGCGGTCGATGCGGTGGGAGCGGCGCGGGCGGCGATGGCCAAGCAGACGGGCCTCGACAAGAAGACGGTGCTGAACGTCCGGCCTGCCTTCCTGATCGTGCCGGCCTCGCTGGAGCTGAAGGCCGAACAGCTGGTCGCGCAGAACCTCGTGCCCGCCGCGCCCTCCAGCGTGGTCCCGCAGTCGATCCGGACGCTCGCGCCGATCAGCGAGCCCCGGCTCGATGCGGCGAGCGAAACCGCTTGGTATCTGGCGGCCAGCCCGAACCAGATCGACACCATCGAGTACGCCTATCTCGAGGGCCAGCAGGGCGCCTACATCGAAACGCGCAACGGCTTCGACGTCGATGGCGTCGAGATCAAGTGCCGACTCGACTTCGGCGCCAAGGCCATCGACTGGCGCGGCCTCTACAAGAACCCGGGCGCGTAACCCGCACTCCATGCTGAACCCTGACTTGCGGGCGGTCCTGACGGGCCGCCCTTCGTCTTTCCACGAGGATCCCCATCATGAAAAACTACGTCCAGCCCGGCAACACCATCACCCTGACCGCGCCCTATGCCGTCGCCTCCGGCGATGGTCTGCTCGTCGGCTCCATCTTCGGCATCGCGGCCGGGGACGCCGCCAGCGGCGAGCCCGTCGAGGCTGCGCTCGTCGGCGTCTTCGACATCACCAAGGTCGGCTCGCAGGCGTGGACCGTCGGCGCCAAGGTCTATTGGGACGACACCAACAAGCGCTGCACGACCGTCGCAACCGACAACACTCTCATCGGCGTGGCCGTCGAGGCGGTGGCGAGCGGCGCGGGCGACACCATCGGCCGGGTGCGCCTGAACGCGACGTTCTGATGAGCGCCTTCACCGCCGCCGTCGGCGCGCTCTTCGCCGATCCGAACATCGGCCGGGACGCGGTCTTCATCGCCGACGGCGGCGCGCCCGTGCTGGTGCGCATCGTCGCCCGGCGTGCCGACGCGATCAGCGATTTCGGCGATGCGCGCCTCTGGTCCGAGACCACCCGGATCGACCTGCGCGTGGCTGAGGTGGCGAACCCGCGCCCCGGAGACCGCATCGAGATCGAGGGCGAGGCCTTCCTCATACAGGGCGAGCCCGTCCGCGACCGCGAGCGGCTGGTCTGGACCGTCGATCTGAGGCCCGCGTGAAACTGAAGCTCGACATCGATCCTGACATCGTCGCGATGATGGCGGCCGAGGTCGCGGCGGGCGAACGCGCGGTGACGGCTGCCATGCGCGAAGCCGGGACGGGACTGAAGACGGCGTGGCGGTTGCAGATCACCGGCGCGGGGCTCGGCACACGGCTCGCCAATTCGATCCGGAGCCAGAACTTCCCGAGGTCGGGCGAGAGCCTGGACGCCGCGGCGCTCGTCTGGTCCAAGGCTCCGGTCATCGTGGGCGCGCACGACACCGGCCCGCTGATCCGCTCGAAGGATGGGTTCTGGTTGGCGATCCCGCTGCCCGCCGCGGGCAAATCCCTGCGCGGCGGCCGGATCACGCCTGGCGAATGGGAACGGCGACGTGGCCTGCGCCTGCGCTTCGTGTACCGCCGCACGGGACCAAGCCTGCTGGTGGCGGAGGGGCGGCTCAACACGAAGGGTCAGGCGGTGGTGTCGCGCTCCAAGACCGGGCGCGGCAAGGTCACCGCGCCGATCTTCCTTCTGGTGCCGCAGGTGAAGCTCCCGAAGCGGTTGGACCTCGCGCGGGATGCAGACCGGGCGCTGGACAGCGTGCCGGGGCTGATCGTGGCGAACTGGATCGATAGAAGGTCTTGATACACAGGATCTTTCAACTTGCAGCCAGTGGCGGCAATGTATCCTTCGAATGCTTTAGTAGCGAGGAAGGATATGGCTCTCACAAGGAATGTTGTGGATCGCCTTGTAAGCGGTTTCCGAACCGATGTTGTGAGAGCAGAAACGCTCTACGGCCGGATCGCTCTTTCTGGTGCGACGCGGAACGGCAACGGCACATTTTCCCCGCTACTTCAGCCAGACAAGAGGGACGCCGCACAGTTCATCTTCTTTGAGGTAGCCGCTCAGTTCGAGCATTTCTGTAGTGAAGCATTTTTGACCGAGGTTCGTCATGAATTCGGCGTGCAACCGCAGAGAGCCATGCATGTCATGGGCAGTAGCGACAGAGGCCTTTCCGGAGTGATGGGCTGGGGGGCTCCAAAGATGCTGCAAGGCCGCGCCAGAAACCTATACGGCAAGAAAGGGTTCTTCGCTCGACTTGAGACCCGGCTCGGGCAAACGCCCTACCAGCGGCTCGGTTACGCTCACAAAATCAGAAATCGGATCGCGCATTCAGGTGGGAATGTAAGCAAAGATTTCAATGCCATCCTTGGCAGTCTTGGTGTCCCGGTTGGCAGCCGAAAGGGACTCAGTGTCGGGCGCCTTTTGATGGATTATCCAAATGGGACGAATGCCAACGATAGGTGGTTCTACCGACTGACTGGGGCGTATCGAACGCTGGTCGACGATTTTGAGCAGTATTTTCATGCTGCTATCCCGCCCTGATGAGCAAAGAACTATAAATGCCCACCCCCCGTGAAACCATCCTCACCGCGCTGCACGTGCGGCTCTTGGCGCTGCCCGCCACCGCCCTGCGCGGCGAGGTGTTGCCCGAGCGCGTCCCGGCCAATGGCCTGCTGATCCTGCGTGACGGCGAGCCCGGCGATCCCGAGGTCACGCTGTCGCCGCTCCGCTATCACTACCAGCACCGCGCTGAGATCGAGGCCGTCGTGCAGGGCGCGGACCGTGACGCCGACTTTGACGCGCTAACCGCCAGCATCGGCTCGGCACTCGCCGCCGACCGCACGCTGGGCGGGCTCTGCGATTGGGTCGAGGCGGAGGCGCCGCGGCCGGTCGATCTGCCCGTGGAGGGCGCGGCGAGCCTGAAGGCCGCCGTGATCCCCGTGATGCTGCACTATTCCACGGCCGACCCGCTGGCCTGACCCCGACAACCCGAGGAGAACACCATGGCACGAGCCCAAGGGGCGCGGGCGCAGATGGCGCTTGCGTTCGAAACGACCTATGGAGCGCCGCCCGCCAGCGGCTTCACCCGCATGCCCTTCGCCAGCACCTCGCTCGGCGCGGAGCAGCCGCTGCTGAACTCGGAGCTGCTCGGCTACGGCCGCGATCCGTTGGCGCCGATCAAGGACGCGGTGACCGCCGATGGCGATGTTGTCGTGCCGCTCGACGCCGAGGCCTTCGGCTTCTGGCTGAAGGCGGCCTTCGGCGCACCGACGACCACGGGCGCGGAAGCGCCATACAGCCACGAGTTCCAGTCCGGGTCCTGGACGCTGCCCTCGATGTCGATCGAGATCGGCATGCCGGAGGTGCCGCGCTATGCGATGTATTCCGGCTGCGTGCTCGACCAGATCACCTGGCAGATGCAGCGCTCGGGGCTGCTGACCGCGACCGCGCGGCTGGTGGCACAGGGCGAGACGGTGGGGACGACGACCAGTGCCGGAACACCCGCTGCGCTGGAGCTGAAGCGCTTCGGGCATTTCAACGGAGCGATCACCCGNAACGGNNNNGCNCTNGGCAACGTGGTCTCNGCCGAGATCACCTANGCCAACAACCTCGACCGGATCGAGACCATNCGCTCGGACGGCCGCATCGACGGTGCNGACCCGTCCATCGCCGCGNTGACCGGCCGGATCGAGGTNCGCTTCGCCGACCAGACGCTGGTGACGCAGGCGATCANNGGCGAGGCCTGCGAGATGGANTTCGCCTACGTCCTGTCGTCCGGCGAGAGCTTCACCTTCACCGTGCACGCCGTCTACCTGCCGCGCCCGCGCATCGAGATTTCCGGGCCGCAAGGCGTCCAGGCCACCTTCGACTGGCAGGCGGCGCGCGACAGTGTGGTCGGCCGGATGTGCACCGCAACCCTGATCAACGACATCGAGGTGTATTGAGGATGCTGACGCTCGACCTGACAAACGCGCCGCGCTGGCACGACCTCGCCCCTGGCGTCCGGGTGCAACTCCGCCCGCTGACCACGGCGTTGATGGTGGCGACGCGCAGCGATCCCGCCGTCGAGGCTGTGCCCGAGGACGCCTCGGACGAAGAGCGCGCGGTCGCCTTCGCCAAGGCGCTCGCACGACGAGCGGTGCTCGCATGGGACGGCATCGGCGATGCCGATGGTAACGCGATCGCCCCCAGCCCCGAGGCCATCGACGCGCTGCTCGATATCTGGCCGATCTTCGAGGCCTTCCAACTGACCTACGTCTCGAAGGGCCTGCTGCTGGAACAGGAAAAAAACGCCTCCGCGCTCTCGCCGACTGGTCCTTCGGCGGGGGCGAGCGATACTGCCAAGCCTGTGCGCAAGCCTGCCCGGACTGCCCGGCGCGGCTGAACCGACCGCTGACCCATGAGGGTTGGCAGGTCTGGGACCTGGTCGGTCGCCTCGGCGGCCAGCTGCGCGTTCTGCCCGGCGCCGTGATCGGCTGGGACATGTCGGCGGCGCTCGCGCTCGGTGACGCGCTCGGCGTGCCGCCGCTCGCCATGGCCGAACTGCTGCCCGTCATCGAAGCGGTGATGGTCGCAAAACTCAACGAACAGATGGATCACTCCCATGGCTGAGAAGAGGGTCAGCGTCCGCCTCGCGGCCGTGGGCGGACGACAGGTGCGCGCCGAGCTGGAAGGTGTGGGCGAAGCCGGATCGCGCGGCTTTGGACGGCTCAGCCGGGAGATGGAAGCGGCCAACGCCCGGCTTGCGGCGTTTTCTCGCCGTGTAGCTGTGGCTGCCGCCGCCGCCGTGGCAGCGGCCGCCGCCGCTGGCGTGGCGATGATCCGCTCCGGCCTGCAGACCGTCGATGCGCAGGCCAAGCTCGCCCAATCGCTCGGCACCACGGTCGCCTCGATCCAGACGCTGGAGCGCGCGGGCGAACTGGCGGGCGTGTCGATGTCCGGCATAGAGCAGGCCACCAAGGATCTGACGCGCCGTCTCAGCCAGGCGGCCGCCGGGACCGGCCCTGCCGCCGACGCGCTCGACCGGCTGGGGCTGTCGGCCAACGAGCTGATCGCGCTGCCGCTGGACCAGCGCGTGGGCGCGATCAACGCCGCCATCGAGGACTTCGTCCCTGCGGCCGAGCGCGCGGCCGTCGCGGGTCAGCTCTTCGGCGAGGAAGGCTCCATCGCGATGAGCCGGATCGACACCGCGACGCTGCGCCAGGCGACGGAGGACGTCCTCGCTTTCGGGGTCGTCGTCTCGGAGCAGGACGCCGACCAGATTGAGCGGACGAACGACGCCATCTCCCGCCTCGGCCTGATCTGGCGCGGGCTCTCGAACCAGCTGGCCGTCGCCGCTGCTCCTGCGCTCGAAGCCGTCGCCGGTGCAATGGCGGCGGTCGCAAGCCGCACCGGGCCGCTCGGCATCGCCATTCGCGGGCTCTTCGACAACATCGGTCGCCTGACCACCTACGCCGCCACCTTCGCGGCCTTCCTCGCGGGCCGCTGGGTGGCTGGCATGGCCGCTGCCGCGCTCTCGGTCCGCGGCCTAGCCACGGCCTTGGTCGTCATGCGCGGCGCGCTGATCCGTACCGGCATCGGGGCGCTGATCGTCGGCGCGGGTGAGCTCGTCTATCAGTTCACGCGCCTGGTCTCCAGCGTGGGCGGCTTTGGCGAGGCCATGTCGCTCCTGAAAGACCTCGCCGTCGAGGTCTGGGAGCGGATCAAGATGGGCGCCGCCGCCGCGGGCGCTGCGGCCACGGCGATGTTCTTCGACCTGAAGGCCGATGCTGCGTCGGGCATGCAGAGCTCCATCGAGAGCGTCGTGGCGTTCGGCAACACCGCGGCAAATACGTTCGAGGGGGCCTACGAGGCGATCAAGGCGATCTGGGGTCTGCTGCCCGCCGCCATCGGCGATCTGGCGTTCCAGGCGGCCAACAGCCTGGTCGACGGCGTCGAGGCGATGCTGAACGGCGTGGTCTCCCGCATCAACGGCTTCATCGGCGGCATCAACCAGGGACTCGAAGCACTCGGGTCGGAGCGCCGCATCTCGCTGGTGCCCGACCTCGATCTCGGCGAGATCGAGAACCGCTTCGAGGGCGCGGCCAGTGCC